GAGCTGTCTATGTACATAGCAGTTGAATTGTTAGGTTTAAACTCGATAAAACTATCAGTGTCTATAATTAGACCTGTACTGCTTAATTGTAAAAATGCTCTTAATGTTCCTGCTGTATTATGAAAATTTAATGAAGATGAATCTCCATAAGTTTTTATTACTCCATTATTAAATATTTCAAATACTTTATGTAAACTTCCTCCATAAGTTCTTTTCATTACAAAAGCATCAGTAGAATTACTATCTGAGGCAGTTGTTATTTGCATACCATAAGGACTATTGCCTGTGTAGTTTAAACCCCAATTATCAGTTGCATCAGAAATCCAAAGTCTATCTGTACCACTTATAGCAAATTTCAAATAATCACTAGCAGTATATAATATTTTATCTCCTATAGTTACATTACCTGAAAAAGTAGCATTTCCACCTTCAGACATATCAAGTGTAAGAGCAGTTATTCCTGAACCACCATCGTTACCTTTAAACAATATGTCTTTGTCTTGTACTTTTGATTCTATTACAAAATTAGAACTACTATTTTCAAATACACCAATCTCAGTACCATCATCAAAAAATTGTATTTGTCCACCACCTGCATCTAATTTAATTACTCCACCTGCATCAATGTCAAAAGCTCCTGCATCAGATATAGTAGAACCATTTAGTGTCATATCGTCTACAGTCAAAGTTGTAAGAGTACCTACTGATGTAATAGCAGATTGAGCTGCTCCAGTTACAGTTGCTGCGGTACCACTTACATTGCCTGTAACATTGCCTACAAGGTTTCCTGTAATATTGCCACTTGCATTTATTGTAGTAAACGCACCTGTGCTTGCAGACTCGCTACCAATAGCAGTACCATCGATCTCACCGCTTGATGCGTAGATAGCTATCGGATCAGCATCAGTTCCAAGTTGGTCGATGTATCCGATGCCATTGACGTACAGGTCTTTCCATTGTTTACTGGCAGAACCGAGGTCAAAGGTATTGTCTGTGTTAGGTATGATATTGGAATTTACATCAGCGTTTATCGTGATATTATCGGAATCGCCATCACCGATCGTGGTGTCACCTGTGAGGTTTATCGTTGCAGCTTGTAGCTGTCCTGTAAGTGTTACGTTGCGAAATCCAGATATGTCCTTGTTGGCATCAACGACAACACCCTTACTAGCGGTAACTGTACCTGCGGTTACTGCGGTATCTTTGACTCTGCCAATCGCAGAATCAATCTCTGCACCAGTATGACTTGAATTATAATTTGCCAATGAAAACTCCTAATTGGTATTCATTTATACCGAGCTAGGTTACACCTTCTTTCCTGCAACCATATCTCTATTATCTTTAGCCATCTTAGAGTCGTTTGTTGGAAATCCAGAGCCTTTATAAATAACTCCAGGAAAGGCAGTAATTACTTTATCAATATCTTTATTACATTTTGGGCAAGTATCAGGTTCGTCATCACCTAATAAAATAAGCTCGTCAAATATATAATCACAAGCTTTACATTTATAACTAAAGGTAGGCATAATCCCTCTTATATAGTATGAGGGCAATCATACGACTGCCCTCATAGTTAATCACTGTTACGGATTTCTGAATTCGTGAATACGACCTTCAAAAGTAGTTACAGCTCCATAGACAACATCAGAAACAACTTTTGTTCCTAAGTCTTCTACTGAGTACTCTGATTGTACTCTTGGCTCAAGTTGTCTAGCAAAATTTACAGCCGAAGGATGCATAATATATCCAACCTCTACGCCTGTAGTTCCACTAGCACCCATGACAGTACTGGTGAATACTGGCATTCCATAAAGTCTACCAATATTTCCTGTAGCTGCAGGTGCGCCATCGCCATACTTAGAAGCATCTACAAAGTCAGCAATTCCTAGTAAGGAAGTGTACAATGCAGGTGAGACAACTAAGTTACACTCATCAACAGGTACATCAGCTTCCATAAGAGTCTTCATTCCTGCTCTAAGTTCAGCAGCGGTGATAACATTGTCAGCAGCTAAAGCAGTACCATTTGTGGTAGCAGCTTCAACTTTACTTTCAATGAAAGCATCCATTGTCTTTGCAAGTGCATAACCCATAGTGCTTACTTCTTTTTCAAGCAAACCTGGGTTGGCTTGGATTGAAGCAAGGTCTTCTATAAGCTTGGCGGCGTAGCGATGCTGATCAACAGTAAGTTGTGCTTCGCCATGTGTGTCCGCAGAGAAAGTTACCGCAGATCCACCTTTTGCAGCATCACTTGTTTCTGTTAGTTTAGGTATGTGAAAGACGTCTCCTCGACCTTTCACGATTTCTGAATAACTTGAATCAACAAGCTGTTCAAAAACGAGCTTACGCTCTAAGTAGTTTTTGACTCCGTCAGACCATATTTCAGGGATGAAATTGGCTGCCGTTGTCGTGGTAATATTTGCCATTTAATTAGCTCCTATATCTATCAAGAATCGAACTCCACTTCTTCTTGCGTTCTTCAGTTGTCATTTCCGTAAATGGATTAACATTAGAAGAAGGCATTTGACCTGGAGCGGATTCGTTAGTTACAACGTTCTTTTTAACACTTGACCGATTAACGAACTTGCGAAGCTTGTCCGTAGACAAATCATCTGCAAATTCACGATCCTCTTCAGTAAGCTGACCCAAAAGGTCTTGACGAATGGACTCTTGTAATTTTTGTCCTTCTTCCGCCATGGCTGATAATTGTTTATTTTCGTCCTCGTATTTCTCCGCAAGTTCTTTCCACTGCTCCTGATCTTTGAGCTTCGTCTCTTCAATAGACTTGAGTTGATTTTCGAGTTCTTTCGCTTTTATTTCAGCTTCCTGCGCACGAGAGCGATATTTCTTCGACTCTTGGATAAGTTTTCCGACTTCGTGCTGTTCATCGGTTGACTCTTGCGGTGCATCCACCACTACTTCTTGTTCGTTCTGAACAGTTTCTTGATTGCTCATAGAAACTCCTTTTTTGGTATTTTAGATATTGCCCTAAAAAGTCTATCTGAATAAACCCTTAGGAACTCCTTCTTTAACTTAGGATGGACTACATCATCCTTTGGTTGATCACCTATAATAGCTCTGACAGGAAGCCCTTTCGGCATCTTTATCTTGTTAGAATGCGCTAGTATCTTAACGCCTTCTTTTGTGTTACCTGTTGTAGCCTTCCAAGAATTATTGCTTGTCATTTTAGGTGCTTTAAAATATGTTGAATCAAGAAGCTTTCCTGTCAACTTCATATCAGCTTTGCCAGTACCACCTTGCTTTCTCTTATACTTTCTGTATTTAGGAGTCAGGGGTGTAAATCTTTGACCATGAACATCTTTACCACCACCGACTTCTTTTTTAACATCAGACATCAGCATTTTACCTAACTGTGCGTGAAACGTCTTAGGGACTCTAGCCGCTTTTTTAAGAGCTTTTTCTAGTTTCATAGTATTGCTGTATTGTTAATGGTTTCTTTTTAAACTTATCTGTGAGCTTTTGTGCTTTACCTTGAACACCTTTATCTACCGACACTGCTTCCCACGACCCTCTACAGTTGATACCACCGCCATCTACCAAAGCTCCAGGAAAACGTCTTTCTACTTCCTCTGCTGTCATAGACCCTGCAGCTAACATTGACTTACACACAGGTCTAGTCTTATCATCCAAAGGATTGACGTATACCAATCTGGTGTTCGGTGCAGTCTGTAGCATTGACACTGTGATAGCTCGTGAGAATGTAGCCATTGTAGTTGCTATGTGTCTTTCGGTAGCACTAGGCAGAAGCGACAAATTGCGCTTGACGAGGGATTTAAGTTCAGGCAACTTCAAACCTCTGCCTATGCCACTAGCGACAGTGTAGCGTATCTCATCACCAAGGGATATAATATAATTACTAATAGAGCTGTTAAACATATTGCGAAGTGCTAAGACCTCTGTTTGTGTCATTTGACCAAACAAGGCTTTTCCTTGAAAGATAGAATCAATACCTGCCATGTAGCGATTAATTGCACCTTGCATTCTTAGGTCTTGTAAAATATAGTCTGCTATCGATAAGACACCTAGAGCTGCTAATATTTGGTCATAAGATAGACCATCGTCTTGAAGCTCTTGCGCTTCTTCTGAGAATTGGTCTATTGCTTGTTCTAAGTCTGACTGAAAATCAGCTACGACACCATTAATGATATCATCCATTATTTAGCAGTCGTGTGACTAATGCACTCCCTTGACTCATAGCTTCTTCTGACCTGCGAATCTTTTCTTCAGCCATCTCAGGTGTAAGATCTGGGTCTTTAGACATCAGATAGTTTGCTTTAGTATCTAAGCCATTCTTCCATAGCCAATCGTAATACATCATTTCATCTTTAGGGCTAAGTGGATAAGTGGGTTCAGTAAAATCTACAGTATAATCACCAGGTATACTCTTACCTGTCTTTACCTCAATAATACGCTTGTCAATCTCAAAGCGTTGCTTTTCCCATGGTCTCCATGTGTCTTCAATCGCACCTACTCGCTCTTCAACGTTCTCAAGCTCCTGTATCCTAAGTGCTTCACCTGATGGAGCGTTGCCATGCGAGTCAGCCCATTTGATACGAAGGTGATTGTTGTTAAGCGTTGCTGCTACCATAAACTTCACAGATTCGATGATTTCTGATAGTTTTCCTTCAGGTGCAGTAACGCCGAAGTTAGAGCCTTCAGGTAAATATAGTACCTTATCGACACCAATCTCAATACGAGATGCATCATCAACACCTGTGATGAACTTGATACCGATAGCTCCAAAACGAATTGCCAACGCTAGTTCTGTCATTGCTACACTGACCGACAAATCTGCTTTAACCACATCTTCGGCTCCGTTGGTGAACCAGTCTCTAACGACTGAACCACGATGGCAGAATGTAACAGGTAACAGTCCGTAAGGATTCTCGTCATTTGCATTATAGTGAATGACTTCTCCGTCACCTTTTATTCCAAAGTGTTTGGCAGGTAAGCCTTCACGCTCCTCTGTCCAAACCACGAATTCTTCTTCTTCTATTCTTGAGTCTCCCTGATTTTGCAAAGCGTATATTACGCCAAATGGCTTTTGCTCGCCCTTAATAAACATAGGCTCAAAGAATGGGAGCATATCGTACTGCACTCTTTGCTTTGACTCATCCCATTTTGATTTAAATGCCATTGTGCCTAATAAAAATGTCAACGCTTCTAAGTTTCTACGTTTTGAGTTAAGATCTGACAAATCAATCATATTCATATATGCGTCTGCAGCATTCATCTTGGGAGGTCGCTTGTATGCCATTGACCTGGCTTTTGCCACCCTGCGTGTGAGGTTTTGCTGAAACATCGGAACTTGTCTCAATGTATCATTACCAAAAAATTTACCAATATAATGTTCCATATTGATTCCTTCGTAGAAATCAAGAAACATTTCTCTTTCTTGCATACGCTCTGTTTCTACTACTGCGAGATGATTCGATAATGCATCGATTACCGCAGTCCTAGATAAAGTATCTATAATCACCAGTCTATTACTCCTGCCTGTTTCTGTTTAATACCGAATAGGTTTACGAACATATACCTCATTTGGTCACAAAAGTGATCATACCGACCATCTTTTAGTGGTTCTTCTTTTAATCTTTGGTCTGCTTTTTTCTCAGGATATCTATAATTCTCAGTGCTTTCTATAGCTCCCTTGCAGTGCGATGCGAAGAATATGTGTGGGTCTCCATTTGCATCATTGAACCAAGACCTGAGAAGAGATACGCCGTTCGGTATATTGCGTGATATCCTATCGGTCTTATAACGAACTCTCATGCCATGCTGACGAAATATCTCTATATCTCCGATACCTGACTGTGCCTGAGTACCTGCACCTGCAGGATCTCCATAGTACGTTAGTACTGGATATTGCTTTTCCTTTATCATTCGCGCGAGTTCTTCAGTCCTTATGTTCTCTTCAAAACAAATTTCATCGATAACGTAGACCCTTGGCTTTTCATACTTAAAGTCGACCTGGTACCACCCCACTGAGGGCATACGATAGCCGAAGTCGATTGAGCAGTATGTGGGTAAGGAACTGTTATATTGTATGTCATCTCTGACATGGATATCTCGTTGTAAGTCGTACACTTTCCCACTAAACGTTGTAAACGCTGCCATATATTCTTGAGCAAATGTTTCATACGTTAATTCTTTCTTTAATTGTTCAACGTCATCCTTAAAATATGGTGAATCGGTTGACGGATGTTGCCATGATTGCCAATCTTTGTAATTCTTATCTTCTCCCCTAGCCCATAAATCATGAAGCCAATTGAATCCACGAGGGGTACTCGTAAATAACGCCCAACCTTCTCTATCGGACAACGTTGGTCTCAGGTATTGCTCCCAAGTAATCTTTTTGATACTGGCAGCCTCATCAATGACCATATAGTCCAGACCTTCTCCCACTAGGGAATCCAGGTTGTCTGCCGAGCGTATCGCTATCTCCGATTCTAGTCCGCCAATCTTAGCGTAGTACAATTGTCCTGATATTTCCTTCTTTGCTACAACAGGAAGTCTCATCTTCATTATGATTGCTTCCTTGACAAGTCTGGCGATCTTATCGCACATATCGTAGTTCGGTGCTACAATCCAACCTCTAGTTTTAGGCGATAGTAGGTATGGCAGTATCTCCATAGCTGCACCAAAAGATTTACCTGATCGTCTCCCCTGTATATTTACACGAAAACGAGCTTTTGAATTATGTACTGCTAATTGATTGCTAGTAGGTTCATACCCTACCAACTTCCAGAGCTTTTTTCGGTTGAGTATCTTGATTGCTCGTTACCTCTTCGTATGCTTTTTCTATAGGGCTTTCCTCGTATCCGCATTCACGCAAGACTGCTTCCATGTTGCCGAACATTTCTACCTCGTTCTTCTCAGATTGTCCAAGGTATTGCTTTCCGAGGAATATCAATAGTGCGGTATTGCCATTCTCAGCGTGTTTCCATTGGAGCTGACGAAGCTTTATCTTCATCTGTTCCTTGCCTACCTGCAACTCATCCCTAAACTTATTGCGAATCGTTGATTCATCTACAGCGAAGAATCGTGCAATTTCAGTAATACTACAACCCATCGTAGATAGCATTTGTACCTTGTCTGGGTCTATGTCTTTGGCTTTGTAGCCTGTCTTTTTTCTACTCATCAATAATATCCATAAAGGCTACATCCTGAAACAAGCCATTACACTTGGATAGACAACGTCTCCAATAGGTTTTTGCAGATGATACGCTAACACCTATTTGAGATGCGATGAGTGGAAACGAATGATTTCTTAGTCTCATGAGAAACACTTCCTTCTCTCTGCTTGAGAACATATCGTATGCCTTGTGTGCAGCGAGTTGAAAGTTTCTAAGTTCAGGCTCAATGAGACCTGATCGAAACGCTTTCATCTTGTCGGTATACTCCGTTGCAAGCTCCATTGCTTCATTAAGTGATTCTACTGAGTCTTCTGATATCCAATCCATGCGTGTTCCTTTTGTTCACAAAAGTTGGGAAAATTTTTACAGGCGAGTAGCCAGAGCGGTTTGGGCTGTCCTTGGGTGTGCCTACCCTACCTATTTGATTTTCGAATTTAAATAATTTTACCAACAAAAAGAATAAAGTATTCTTTAGTTCTTTGAGTAAAAAGATTTATTAAAGTCTAAATAATTCTTTTTTTGGATTCCGTTTGGTTTCCTTTTGTTTGTTTGGATGTCGAATTTTTTTATTATATATATATAATGTGAACAACTTGTAAACATCATTTATTTAATGTAATTTTATACTATATTATTTATCAATTAACGAAAGGGAAAAGTATGCAAATAAGAAAAGAGGGTTTTGATTGTTGTCACTGTGAGAATACAATCGAGCCAAATAAACTAGGGTTAGTGATTAGTAATAACGAAATAATGTGCGAGGAATGTGCGTGCAATACTGAATGCTGTTATGATTGTGAGGAAAGGCATGAATCCGATGATATGTACGAAATTAACGATGAATGGTACTGCGATGTCTGTATTTGGGAACATTATATAATTTGTGATTCATGTGAGGATTATGTCGGTATCGACTATTATCACTACGACGAAGATAATGATGAAAGACTATGTAATGATTGTAAGCCTGAAAGATTTATCAAGAATTATTCTTTTAAACCAGAGCCGATATTCTTTTTTCAGCAAGACAAGGAAAAGCCCTACTTTGAAAAGGATAAAAGAATCGTTTTCGGGTTTGAGTTGGAAGTTGAGAATTACAGCGGTGCTTATAGTTCGGAAGATTTAGCGAGAGAATTAAAAGCACAATTTGATGATTTTTTGTATTTCAAATGGGATTCAAGTCTAGAGGATGGATTTGAAATAGTTTCACATCCGATGACCTATTGCTACTTTAAAAGCAATATAAATCGCTTTAAATCGATGTTACAAACGATAAGAAATTGCGGTTTTCGTTCTTATGATATGGACACATGCGGACTTCATATTACTTTGAGTAGAAAAACTTTTACTCATTCCCATTTTTTGAAGTTTGTTGATTTTTTTAACAATTCATCAAACCACGCTTTGCTGAAAGCTTTAAGTCAAAGAACGTCACGTTCTAGCCATTGGGCAAAATTAAAAAAAGACTTTAATAAACGCACAATGATAGAATTTGCAAAAGACAAAAACAGCCATCAACCTACAGACAGACACAAAGCCTTAAATCTTACCAATACGAAAACCATTGAGATTAGGTTATTTAGAGGAACCCTAAAAGATGAAAGTTTTTTAAAAGCTTTTGAAAGTGTTTTGTCTATTTACGACTACACTTATAAAATGACTTTTAACGCTTTGAAAATCAATGAACCTAAATTAGACAAGCAATCAAAAAACGTAAGGGATGAAATATTAAAAAATGCGAACCTTGACGGATTCGTGGCACCTATTACAAAGGGATTAATTAATAAAAATTATTACATTACATATATTGCAAGCCATAAAAAGCAATTTAGTAATTTAGATAATTTTCTTAAAAATATTCCTCAATCAAACTATAAAATTCATGGATCAAAAAACCGAATTTTTGAATTCAATAAATTAATAAATAATGAAAGGATGTACATTTAATGTGTATTGCGATTAATTCACCAAAGGGAACTGAACCGACAAAATCAGCATTAAAAGAATCATTTATAAATAATCCGCACGGCGGCGGCTTTGCTTATGCAAAAAAAAATAAGATAATAGTCAAAAAAGGCTTTGAGACCTTTAAAGACTTTTACGCTGAATATAAGAACGCAAATATTCAGGGATTGAATAAGTTGATTCATTTTAGGATTAAAACAAGTGGCAAAATAAATTATGATAATTGCCATCCGTTTTATGTGACAGCTAATCTAGTGATGATTCACAACGGCATAATTCCAAACTTTGGAAACGATGAAGTGTCCGACACTAGGGAATTTATTTCAATGGTACTAAAGCCGATTATCTTAAAACATGGAATTAACATTCTAAACAATCCGACATTTATCAACACGATTGAGGATATTATAGGCGGTTCTAAGCTTGTCTTTTTAGATAATCTTGGCAATACCTACTATGTAAATAAAGACCTCGGTCATGATAATAATAAAATATGGTATTCAAACGATTCTTACATGAATTATACCCAATACTACATTGAAAGCGATAATTCTTACGAGTTTGATTCATGTAAGCTTTGTAATGATTGCGGTCAAATTATGGATAAATCGGTTGACTTAACGTATTGTGAAGAGTGTAATGAGTACGATAAAATATATAATCCGTACCATTTTAATTAACCGCTAAACTGAAGATTCCGTAAGGATGAAATAAGGGCGGTATTTACTGCCCTTATATTTAGCTAAATAAAGAAAGGTAAAAAAAATGATTAAACATGAATTAAGATATAAAAATAATTTGACTGGTAAAGCTTTTGTCATTATGCTTACCAGTATATATTTTTTAATCGCTGTATGTGGTGTCGCTTTTATGCTGTTTTCCCTTTTAGCTATTTAGCAACACCCAGCGTTGAAGGGGCTTGAATTTATCGTTCTTGCCCCTTCTTTTCATTTATACTTTATAATTTATATTTTAATCAATACTAAGTAAGCCTTTTATAATAAAAGGTCTTTTTTACCCTGTTTTTAAGCTTTATTTTTTACTAAAAATTTAATTTTTGCTTAAATGATATCTTTTTATATGATTTTAAATATTTTATTTATTGATACAACTCGCAATATTTATTGATACAACTCGCAATAACTATTGAGATTTTTCGCAATAACTATTGAGATTTTTTGCAATAACTATTGAGATTTTTTGCAATAAAAAAGGCAAAAAAACAGCTAAAAACTCTAATAATATATGGTAAAGGGTTCTAATAATATGAGCAAAAGGGTGATTTTCTCCTCGAGAAACTCTAATAATAACAATGGCAGGGTAATTTTTAAATTTAAGATCTCCTGGGCTGCTGGATCAGCCAGGCTTAAGTGATCTCAAAGGCCAGGCTTGCGAACTCCGCAAACTTTGGACTGTAGCGGATATCTTTATACCAGAGATTTGAAGCGATGGTAATGTTGGTTTCGGAACTACGGCACCTGTGACCAATGCCTGTCCAAACTCTATCTTATATATAGTGTCTATTTGTCCATTTGAGTTGTGATATGGACAAAAGGACAACAATATCTGAGCCACAGGGTAATTTTAATATCTGAGCCACAGGGTAATTTTAATATCTGAGCCACAGGGTAATTTTTATTGTAATGTATCCAAATTGTAAACTATATTAACATTTAAATTCTTTAACATTAATAACGAAAGGGTAATTATGTTAATTAAAGACATAAAGCCAATTAAGAAAGAATGCAAAGATTGTGGAAAAATGAAACTGCATGAACAATTTGCTACTGCTTCGTGGCGTACACTATCAGATGGAACTAGAAAGCACTATAGAAGGAAGTCATGTTCTAAGTGTTACTATAAAAGCCTTAATGCAAAAAGAAGAGCTGAGTTAAGAGAATGGTACTTGAGCATAAAAAATAAACAAAAATGTGTTGATTGTGGGTATGATAGATATCCAAGAGCTTTAGAATACCACCATACTGAAGATAATAAATCTCACAATGTAAGCGATATGATCGGTGATATGTTTTCTAAAGCTGCGATTTTAAAAGAAATGAGCAAATGTATCGTATTATGTGTAAGATGCCACGCTGAAAGACACTAATAAGCTCTAATATTTAAAACGACAGGGTATCTTCTTCTAAATCAGGAAACTTCTTACGCAATCTATTTCTAGCTGCAAGTTTATCCCTGTTATAATTATATTTTCCTTTAAAACACTTAGTCATTTCATCGACCGCAGTTACAGGGTGCCAAGTAATCGCCATCTTACAATGGACTACATCCTGTTCATTTTGGTAAGCGTATGGACATTTCCCTGAATCTGCGTGTTTGCATGGGCTATCTTCTCTAATATTATGAAACACAGGGTCTATAATATCTTGAAACGAAGGGTCAATTAGCTCTTCAAAGGTTTTTTCGGTTTTCTCTTTATTTTCCACTTTGACTACACACACACAGTGTCGTATCTGTCGTAAACTACTAAAAAATGTCGTACGTGTCGTAAAGTACGACAGTTACGACAGTTACGACATGGGGTGTGTTACGATTCATCTTTGATAATTTCTAGGTCTGTTTTCTTGAATAATCCCTGTTTTTCCTTCTTGATTAACCCTGCTGTAAGTAAATCAGCAATCCATCGATCTCCTGTCCTGCGTGTCAAATTGAACTGATTTTCGACCACATTTAAGAACCTTGATGTATCAAATCTGTCATCCATTTCATCCAGAACCTCTTTATATTGACCTAGTTTGTTTACAGGCAAGAAGTGAACCGAAGGATTCTCAACGATACCTTTCTTGGTAAACAAATGCGTATCATTCGACCATTGCAGCAGAAAATGATGGTGCGATGCGTTGCTAATCCTACTCTTCACGATACGCATCAAGCGATACTCCGTATTTACCGAGCTTCTACCAAGCAATATCCCAAACTCAATCCAATTCTGCAAACTACTTGCACCTTGCATACGCTCTAGGCTTAACTCAGTCTCACCCATGCTCTTATTAAAGTGAGCAACGAGTATCAACGATATATCGTTCTCAGTTACCACATTATCAATCCTACGCAACAACTTCTTAATCTCATCATTTCTCGATAGATTTACATTCGTACTAGCATATAGATTGTCCACGATAAGTAGCTGTGGCTTTACCTTTTCTACTGTATTCCCTATCTTCTCCCACACATCATCGAATGTCTCATTATCGAATACATTGATGTGTAAATTCTGGAGTCCCTCATGCGTTACATGGAGATTCGATATAATCTTTTGTATCCTACGATTGACTTCATCGTTCGATATTTCCAGGTTCACATACAATACGCTATAGTCTTTCTTTATCGCATGACCCATGAATTCTCCAATACCACACGCTATCCGTACAGCCATCTCCATCACAAAGTAGCTCTTGTTCGCACCTGTCATACCACCGATCACTGTCTTCACACCTTTAGCAACTAGGTCTTCTACTATCCAGTCCACAGGTTTCGGTGTTATCTTTAGTAAATCCGCAGCAGTGGTGACCTCAAATGATTTCTTGCCCTGACCAAGTATATCGTCAATGCGTACACCATTCTCTGCGTGGTCTGTTATATCTTGACCAATATCTGACCCATTAGGGTGTATGACTGTTTTCACTCTACCCATTGCGCAACTGCTCCACGAGACTAATTGAGCCATTGACCCCTGCCTCATCGTTATCATACATTACGCCAATCTCCTCAAACTTGCGTAATATATCAATATATTGCACAGGAATTTTACTCATACACCCTGCGGTCAAACATATTGCTTGATGTCCTTGTGAAATGCTTGTTATCACGTCTTTTTCTCCCTCTACGATTAATAATGGCTTACGAAGATCATATTTACCAAATTTATACATCGGATATATAGTGTTGCTGTTATGACCTTTAATTCCATGTTTTTTATGCCATTTGATATTTACCAATCTACCTTTTAAATCGTGAATACCAAATACTAAACATTGCTTTTTAACATCAAATCCTACAATGCATTCACGAATCACATCCTTTTTCCATCCATATTTTTTCTCAGCAGCTTTCATAAACTTTGACTCAAAGTAATCAATGTATGCAAACATAAGCACACCCCAACTCTCATCCAGAGCTTTAAATTGCTCTATTTTTTCAAATCGTGGCTTTGGTTCGTAAGTTTTTGTATCTACAATGCCCATCTTTTCCTTAAATGCTTTAATACCGCCCTGTCCACACCCTGTTCTGCAGATCCACGCACCTTTTTCGACATTAAATCCAAACGAAGGCTTGGTATCTTCATGAAAAGGACACTTTGCAACATACTCGTCTCCATAGGAATGCTTAATTCCTTCCAAATGACTACTAAAAAATTCCAAATAATCCAACTCTCCCTCACTTTCTTTATAGTTTTAGTTTATCTAGCTCCAAACAGCACAAAAATACCTTCCATCCCCAATCTAGCTGTTTGCGACTAATGTTATGATGCGTGAACGCACCTGTATTCTTATCAAGCCTCAGTACATACCCATATTCAATCTTAGCCTTCGGTTGCATCCTTTCGTACATATGGCAGTAGGCACCAAGCTGTATAATATGGTCATCATACAGAAATTTGCTCGTTTTTATGTCTCCAATGACTACCTGACCACCAATTTTTGCTACTTGGTCGGCTGTACCGCCTACTTCTAACTCATCATCGACCAAAACTAGCTCTGTACCGATAAATTTTGGCTTATATGCTCTTCTCCATTGCTTAAAAGCTTCGAATCCGTTGTTTGCCTTCTCGATTTGCTCGGCAGAATAGCTAGAAGTCTTTGGAACTTCGTTCTTTATGTCGCATTCCACGAGATAATGGGTCAAAGTTCCAATATTCGCAGCCTCTTTCAGTACTAATTCGGGATCATGTCCTGATAATGCCTGTCTTCTAGCCCATCCTATCAATACTTGCTTGTTCCATCCAAGATTTCCACCTAAAATCGTGGTAACTGACCGACATTTCTTGCCTTTTGTTGTAATATAACTGCCACCATGTGCTTTAGTCCTCGCCATTTTCATACTCCTTTACAAATTGTAGTTCTTGACTTAACTCTTGTCGCATAATCTCATAACACGCATTAGCCAAACTTAGGCTATGCATGGTTGCATATAACCTTAACGCCTTAATAAGGTCTTCTCTTAGCTCTAATCGTACCCTTGCGGTTACATATGAGACCTTAGACCCTTTCAGGTGTCTGTTTAGTTTAGGTTTAAGCCTTCTAATAAGCCTCTCTTCGAGGTTTATTCGCTCATCATAACTCTTTATATGCCTAACCTTAATTGATGCGTATTTGCTCCTTTTAGGGTGCTTACTAACACGATAATTAACATCCTTGGATTGCCCTATATATATAAGACGATTATCTGTATCATACATTGCGTAAATTCCAGGCTCTGGCTTGATGTTTTCAACTTTGATATGTGTGATCCAATTCATTTTCCCCAGACTCCCTCATCAACAAGCTGTGCAATAATTCCATACACGCTTGCATCTTGAAAGGCATCGACATAGGTTTCGTTTTTTACTGCGTTCTTACCATCGTTCTTAAATAAGATGGTCATCAGTCTGTTTGCTTTATCATTCATGCGAATAACTAACGCTTTCAAGCTCATCCTACGATCTTCCTGAAGTCTCATATTGCCGCCGAGACTTATATTTGAGCTACCATAGTCGTGTTGCTTTCTACAGAATGTCTCGTATTGCGACTGCATGATTTCCTTGTACCTCTTGGTCATGTTTGGGTACTTTTTCTCCATCTTAGCGATATAGTTTTCTTCCACCATCATTCACTCCTTTCTTTTTGTTTTTTCGTTGTACTTGTTTCGCAGTTCTCCCATTAGAATTTAACTGCTTGTTCAAAAGTATTCTTTTGCGCTTACGCTCTTTAGCCTTCTTGTTTGGCATTTGGTTCGTTAACCCCTTTCCAGTCTTTATATCCTAAGAAATACCACCATCCATTACCGCCTTCCTTAAAAAACTCTTTTTTCTCTTTAATATATAGTGGGTCAGAAATACTTTTGTACTTCCAATGTCTTTCTACTTTTGCCATGATTACCTTTCGTATGTTAATTTTTTTGGCAACAACTCGTATTTATAATACCCTAGTTAAAAATTTAATTATCAAAACGCCAATCCCAATAATTACACTTTTTTTAAATGCTGTTGCCAAATCTTTTTCACAGGACACTTGGTCATGTGTTTAATTCTATTTTCACCTGTTTGAAAGCCACACATATAATTACCTTTGTGCTTGGCTCCAAATGCGCAGGTTTTATTTATCAGCGGACAATAGCCGAACATATTCTTTAACAGGGATCACCGCAAAACTTTCACGATGATCCCCTCTGAACATAACTACATCACAGTTTCCAAGCTCAAGCCACTTCGGAATTGCTTTCCTACGCTTGGCTTGGATTTTAATGTCATCAGCAATTAAGTCAACATCAGGTTCTACTCCCATCGAGCGACCATCACTACCCCACGCTCTTTGACATTTGAATCCCTCGTCAGTCAATTGTTCTAATAGTTCTCTCTCGTAGGCGTAGCCCTTGCGACTGCTCTTTGATGGCATTATCTAACTCCTGTTGTAGTTTCTGTATTATGTGTTTAGGTTCGTTTCTGAGCTTAGAAAGGTAAATCTTCTTGCTCAACATCCGAATCCGATTCTGCGGTGAATCCATCGACTGGTACAAACCCTGTAGTTCTGCCCCCTGATTTAACGATTTGACATCCTGAAAGCCATAAGCTCATAGAATTATCTCTATCATTCAATCTAGGTGCAATCATTAATTTGACAACGTCACCACCAAATGGCGTATCTTCTGTCTCTCTTGCTCCTGCATCAAAACAAGGAAAGCTTGTCTTAGGGCTTTCACCTGATGTATAGAGCTTGGACTTAACCTTCAGGATATCGGTACCTTCTTCAGTCTTTGTTTGTCCATTGATTTTGTTTGCTCCTGATTGCTTCATCCAAGAGTCCATCTCTTTTTTAAGCTCATCAGTTATAACAACGCTGATGTTATGGTCTCCTGGAGTTCCAAAAAACACATCAGGTTTATGTAGGTGTGACCACTTTACCTCAAGTTCGCCTGTAGTAAACGACTTAGGTATTGTAGTTTCTTTTTTCTTTGCCATTTTATCTCCTTTAGCAATTAGTTATAACCAATAGCAATGCTAACACTACTATTAGTATGGTTTCTACGTTTTTCCATAACTCAAACACAACGAAATGTGCTAAGTCCATAAGAAAATTAATCAACGAAGTTTTCATAGCCTCTCCTCTCAGCTTTTTTCATAATTTCTTCGAAAAGAAATATATCTGAACCTTCTTCAGTATCAACGATATGAAGTTGATCTTTCTTTTTTACTGTGTAATTAATGTTTTTCTTATCCAAAATACGAACAATGTATTCTAACATAGACATCTTTTCGTCTTTGGAATCAAATTTTATGATACCCTTACTCATGATATGTGGGGAGCTAATCGGTTTTCAACTAAGGGAGAGTTGTAGGTAATATAACGAAAGGGTGAATAGCTCCCCATATTTAGACTATACATTATACAAACTTTCTGGTTCTTCGCCAAGAACATTCGCAATGTCAATTCTAGTTTGACTATCCATAGTTCTTTGTCCCTTAAGCATCATATGTATTAAACTATGGCTTTTGTTTAACTTTCGAGCCAACCATCTTTGGCTGCGCTCTTCATCTTTTAGTTTTTGTTTTATTCTCTCTAAATGGTTCAAAACAAGTCCTTTCCTTTTGTCAAGTATACAAAATGTAAAATATTACTTGCAATCAATTTGTTCACAATAATATATTAAAACAAACAATGGAGAGTTTTTATGTCTAAAATTATAAAATTACACAACGATAAATACCGCATTACCTACCAAGATCCTGACTTAGGTAAACAGGTAAAGCGAGTAATAACTGGAAAGTCTAGGGCAAAAAGTTACTTTGATCGTGTCAACAGTATTATAGATGCGAACAAATTGCAAATCGAGATTCCTCGTAAATTCAACAATAACTATACTTTACAGGAACTTAAAGATGAGTTTCTTGCGTTCATTATTAAGAATAGAAGTGAACATACATATAAAAGATATTGTACTTCTTTATGTAATCTTATAAAATGTTTCTCTAGTACTATTAAAGTTGAGAACATAGATATTGAGTTGTATAAAGATAGGAACAATCATCGAAAAGCAAATGGAGTCAATGGTGATCTTAGGGCAATAAAGAGTGCATTTTCTTGGGCAATCAGCCGTAAAAAGATTCAATCTGCACCTATAATAAGCTATTATAAAATCGCTAAGAAGAAAATCAATGTATTGTCTGATGATGATATCAAGACTCTAATAAATACAGCCACAGGGGATACAAAAAATCTTGTACGATTTTATCTATTAACAGGCGCAAGAATATCTGAACCATTACAAAAGAACTTTACTTGGAGCGATGTAGACTTTATGAACAATCGCATCTCAATGACACGCAAGGGTAATAGAAAGTCTTGGGCAAGTGTATCGCAATCTGCTATGGATATATTGTATAATTGGATGGACAGGGAAGCTCCTATACCTTACACTGATTCGTACGTCAGGAATAGATTTGAAACTCTAAGAGATGAGACTGACATACAATTTACAGCACACGACCTTAGAAAAGCTTCTGGAGCAATATTATTACGTCAAGGGGCTTCAATATTTCATGTGTCCAAGTTCTTAGACCATACAAGCGTAGATATTACTGTAAAGTATTATGTAGATCTTTTAAATGAAGAAAAGCGTGAACTGTATGAATCTGTAGCTACGCACTTAGACTCTATCGTTAGTCAAGTTTAGCTGTATATCATATAATCCTGATGCAACCTCAGTTGCTACAAATGGATTATCTGATGAGAATGCGTATCGATATTCTGAACCATCTTCAATAAGTATACGTTGATTCTTTCCTTGACTAATAATATTCTCTATAGAGTCTTTTACAGTTTCACTAGCCAAGCTGAATTGATACTGATAGAACTCTTCATCGTCATTTTCTTTGTTTGCATATTCAAACCCACTATAACTTTCAAGTACGCTTGTCCTGGGTTTGGCTCCAGTTCTAATTCCGATATCAAAGTTTCTAGGTAGCTCATAACGCTCACCCATAAAGATTTCACTAAGCTCCACATCAAAACTACCTGATAACTGCAACAGTACAATATCTGTGGTTACAGGGCTAGAGCTTAAGTCTATTATTGTCCATCCTGATGATGATATTGTGCTTTCTTTTATAAGACCTAAACTATCATTTGGGTTGTCTGCGGTTAAGAAGATATTGCCATTGCTAGTAAGAAATGTTTTACTTGCAGATGTCAGGAATACTACATTCTTATCCGTAGCGAATACTTTTACAGTTGCAGCAGTATTGACAGTAGGAGCATAAAATGCAATGAAATCGAATGTAGATGTATTAGTAAACTCGTAGCGAAGTCCAATGTCAGTACCTGTATCCGCAGTCTTAAATAGTTTATTGTTTGATGTATAAAATGTCTCACTTGCCGAAGTCTCAAATGTTTTTAGACTTGTAAAGTCTGTTTGTAGCGTGTCTTTATAATCATATAGAACGCTTGGTGTTTTTGTGGTATAGTCTGCTTGAAATGCTGAAGTAGCAATACTACCAAACTTGCGTGCTTCTAGTGAAAATAAAGTTGTGTTGTCTCCAAAGTCTATTGTAACCGATGAATTAATAAATCCTTCTGTGGGTGGATTTAGATCTATAGTATCTGTATATAGAATCATATCTGGCGCATAATAAACGTACCACTTGAGCCTGCTGTTCCATTAGTGCCTCCTGTTGAGCTTCCACCTGCGCCACCTGTTACATCTACATAACTTGAAGAAACACTAGTAGTCGATACGATTATAACACCACCGCCATTGCCACCACCACCGCCACCACCATCTCCATCTGCACCAGAACCTGTATATCCATTACCACCTGCACCGCCTTTAGCTTCAAACTTTGCGCCACTATTTAGTGTGATTGTCTTTGCACCTACGACAACGAAGCCACCTCCGCCTCCACCACCGCCTCCGCCATGACCTTCAGTAGCTTTACCACCGCCACCGCCACCGCCTCCACCTGCGCAAGAAGGTCTGATTGTTTTTGGTGTGTCATCAACTCCATACAAATCACGCATAGTGAATAATACGCTTGGATCGGTATGTGCAAAGTTTGTCTTTTTAACAGTCGCACCACCTGCTGTACCACCACTACCTGCTGATGTACCTCCAGATAAAGTTTGACCTGCACCGCCTGCTGAACCACTATTAGAGTTTATACAAGGATCAGCACTACCGCCAGTTCCACCATTAAAGTCGCTACTTCCACCAAGACCACCAAGCGCACCACCTCGTAAAGTTCCCTCAGATGCCTTTGCTCCCCTTGAGCCACCATCTTCAACACCGCCATTACCACCTGCGCCACCATTGTTTGTAATTTTAGCATTAGTATTTAAAGTTAATGTGCCAGAAACAAATATTCTAAACCCTTGAGCATCAAGCGTGATTCCAGAGTTAATTGTAAGGTTTGTAAAATATTTATCTTCAGTGATTGTAGAATTACTACTTATTGTTGCAGAGCCATCTGAACCATCGCCAAAAATCGTTGTGCCAATAAATGTATTGAGGTCTTGTCCTCCAAGTAAAATTCTTTCAGCAGACATAGTTCCTGCACTTACGCTCGATGCGTTTAGATTAGTTACCGATACTACTGAAGCATTTAAAGTTCCTGCTTGTATATTGTCTGCAGTAAGCAATCCTGTAATAATCTTACCACCAGATATAATGGTGCTATCTAAGCTACTTAAGCCTTGAGTTCCTGTGTGGTTAGCTCTGCTTTTTAAATCAGCATCAGAGCTATTAGCAGTAGCACCATTAGATACATTTAAATCACTTCTAACAGATGAAGCATTTGCTACTGTAATATTACCATTAACACTTAAGGTAGTTCCATTCCACGATAATTTATCGCCTAAAGAAAAATTAGAACTACTATCTATGTAGAACCCTGTATTAGAATTGTTATGAGCTCCTGTCCCTGTGTGTATCTTACTAGATGTTAAATTGATACCACCAATCTTGCCTGATGTTGCTACAATCTCACCTTTTAGATATATATTATCACTATATAGACCGAATCCTGAAAGTTCTGAACCACCATTAATATCACTGTCAGTAATACCACTTAGCTTACCAAGTCTGACCTTGGGCATAGATGTTGTCCACTCAGAATATGAATTGACACTTGACTTGATATCTATGAACGGAGCATTGCTATCATCAGATGTTAGATAGATTATTCCATCTCGATTAGAAGTATCGCCATTATTTCCTATTCTTACAAACTCATCGCCTACGGATGGTGAAGTAGTATTATTAAACCCTGCATTGGTTACTGTTACTGTGTTATTTGAAACTGCTGTTACTTCATAAACCAACTTCTTAATGATATTAGTCGCATCACCTGCAGCACTAGGAGCAACCAAAGCACCAGGATTTACTCTTTGCATCATAATAATATCACCATCAGCAAACGGACATATACTGTTACCTGATGCATCTTCAAATGTTATTGTTCCGTCATCATCCGAAGCACTTAATCCACTCACACTTTCTACTTTCGCTGCTGAAGTAATGAACACTGCACCATTAGTTGCTCGTAATTGCTGTATTAAAAGTTCAAAAACTGACAGCGTACCTCTGATAGTTGCGGAAGATACTTCTAGGTCAGCAGTGTTACTGAGCTTCCATCCTGATCCTGCGAAACCTGAACTAAAACTACCTGACGTTAAATCACTGCCTGATACTATCGCATCTCCTGCTATAGTTACATCAGCACCAGAGAATGTCATTGCTGTAGTAGTGCCTGATTTTAAAATTAAATTACCTGAAGTATTGGTTGCAGACCCATAAGTAGTACCTGCATCTTTAAAGAATACATCGCCACCATCAGCATCTAGTACGATATCTGTTCCTGCATCTAAGGTAATTGTACTAGAATTATCTATTTCAGCGATTATTGGTGTAGTTAAAGTTTTATTTGTAAGTGTTTGTGAATCCGATGTTCCAACAATACTTCCTGTTACCCCATGAACTCCTGATGAAGGGCTATCGACCTCACTGCCATGCGCTAGGTTGCTAATAGTATTGTTGTCCGCATCAATAGTCTTATTGGTTAATACTTGAGATCCTATCGTAGACACTACTGTTATTCCATCAAGCTGATTAAGTTCGCTTGTATTTGCAGTGATACCATCGAGTACATTAAGCTCTGTAACTGATAGTGTAGCTCCGTCTAATATGTTAAGCTCTACAGCAGTAGACGTAACTCCATCTAGTATGTTAAGTTCTGCGGTTGTCGATGTAACTCCATCAAGGATATTAAGTTCGGCTGTCGTACTTGTTACGCCATCCAGTATATTTAGCTCTGCATTTGTGCTAGTTACTCCTGTTAGTATATTTAGCTCTGCAGCGGTTGAAGTAATAGCGACTCCACCTTGGAGTAATGATGTTCCTGACTTAGCTCCTACAGTTGCTCCGCTAATCTCTAACGCTGTTGTAGTACCATCTCCATCAAACACTACACGCTTTGTGGATGCGTGTACACCATCTGTGTCTCCTATATGAAGAAGTTGTGTATAACCTGCACTGATTGCAGTATCTGTAAGTGAAGTATTTGCTGACATTATGCTAATTGCTCTATCATTTTAACGTTCATGTTATATGCCTGGTATGCAACCTCAGTAAACTCAAAGCTACCACTTAATGCTCTTACCCAATGATAGCTACTATCATCATAATATAAGAACTTCAGGAAGTTTGTACTGATTGCATCTCGCATAGATTCAAAGTTTGTTTTATCGGTCTCTGTTAGATTGCTGAAGGATATCTCCCACATACGCTTACCATCGTGTCTTTTGTTTGCGTATTCGTTACCACCATAGGATTCTACTACATCAACACCGAACTGCTTAGATTCTTTGCTGTTTAAATTAGGATTGAATGGGAATGTCAAGGTCTTACCTAATATTACTTCAGACAGACTTGTAACTTCAGCGACAGTTGCTACCAAGAACCAATTATCATTACTTGCTTCTGTGATATCTATAATATTCCAACCTGCACCAAGCGATGCATCGTTACCTGCGGTTGAACCGAGGCTTGTTGCAGTACCACCATCAGGAAATATATCAAGCCTTCCTGAACTTGCACCTTTAAAATACAATGCAACTGTATCGATAGTTTGCGCAGAAGAAAATCCAAAGCGTATTGCATCGTCTACATTGTACGATGTTATAGCGTTAGATATGTTTTGATCGTTCGCAAATATCTCGTTAGTCATTGATGTTGACACGCTAAAAGTACTTCCTGATACTGTGCCATCGGTTAGTGTCGAGCTATATGTTCCTGCTGAATCGTATATAAATTTCTTTGCCATTATGAGACCTGTGTTAATTCCATTGAAACTTGATTTATTTTTCTTGATAATTTAGTTATCATAAAAAACTGTGAACTGATTGCAGTTCCAAAAAGTTTTATATCACTAGGAACGTTTGATATTTGCACTATGTCTCCAATCTCAGCTTTTAAATATCCAGGCTTCAATGTGTTTAAGTTTATAATATTTTTACGCTCCTGATGTATGTCTTCGTACAAATCTAATATTGTAGATGGAACCGATTTAGCATTAGCCAGGCTTGTTCCTTCAACATTAAAACGAATTTTATTAGCATCCACAATCATATTTGTTTCATTATTCATATTAAAATCAGCTTTAGTGCTAGACGATGTTTGTACATTTAACCTATTTTTACTCGTAGAATAATCATGATCAAACTCAACCCTTATATTTGTCTTTACTTGATTTAAAGGTGTCTTAGAAATATTACTTAACTGAACCTCGTTAAAGTCAATTGTAAAGTCAGCAGAAGTATAAGAAGCTTTAAGTTTTAAGTTTTTGATAGTTGCCTTACCTTGACTATCAAAGAAAAAATAAAGACAGAATTGTTTACATATATCATCAATCAAATCCATCGCACTAATAAATTCATACTGACTAAAAGCTGTTTTATATGTTGTGGTAGCACTATAAATACTATCAAAATTTGAGGTATTGATATTTGTATCAGTTAAACCTAATTCTGTCCTTAAGATATTCTCAATAACAAATACAGGGTGTTCGATTAAATCGCTTGTTGTAAAGCTATGCGATCTGCTACTCGTCATTGCTGCAGTGAACTTTCTGCCTTTTCCTGATATGTATATTGTTTGGACTTGGTCAAATACATCGACTCTTCTTGCAATTTTTTGAGTCTCAAAATTACCTTTATCTCCACTATAATAAGGGTCTTCTCTAAAAAATACCTCTTCAGTGTACACTGTCTTATTAACAGTATCATCCGCATCGTATTCAATCTGTATCCATGCTTGGTCTACATTAATATCAGCATCACCACTTGTTAGTTCAACAAACATTTGTAATTTAGATTCTAAATCCCATCCAGACTCTTGCGTTGCAGTATACCCACCTGATATATCTACTCCATCAGAACCAATACCACCTAATAAAACTCTAGTTCCATTGCCAACAGCCTGATCCTGTGAACTGACCTCTGTAGCATCAACTTTATAATTAATGTCCACATCATCAGAACCTGAAACATTCTTACCAATAATAAATGCTTTTACAGGGTTGGTTACCATGGTTCCTAAGTTTGGAACCTTTGGAACTCCAAAAACAAAAAGCTCTTGATTCCCTACGTTTGCATTTTTTTCAAGAGTGGTTTCTACAAATTTATCTTTTGTATAGCTACTATTTGTAGCATTATCCATTATAAGACCCATCATCGCATAAGCTCTTGTGCCTGAAAAACTTATCTTTGCATCAGACGCTGATACTGTAACATTGCTTGGATTTAAAGCACTATACACACCATCTTTTCCAAAATACACTGTAACATTATTTAAGGTGTGTAATGCTTCTGTATCTGCTTTAGCGATAATTTTATCTGTACCTGTATCATATGAATTTACAACAATAGCAGGAACTTTCGACCTGGTAGCCCATCTCTCTATTCCATCGCTATTATTAAAAGATGTCTCATCGTAATCTGTTGTATGTGAATGGTCTCCAAATAACATTGGTATCGGCTTGTTAAAGTTTTCTTCAGGTGCGTAGTGAAAGTCATTAGTAGTATCGTCTTCTCTAATAACAGTTTTTGGAAGCGTAGTGTCAATTCCTTTGGAGAAATCATTTAGCTTTATATTGATTGACTTATGGTCGTAATCAAAGTTGCCACTAATAACGCCAACACCAATTAATTGCTTTGACATAGAGCCATCACTAGGTATAACGTACAGCTCCCACTTTCTATTGTCGTATGCATTCGTACCTATTAAGTCAGAGAATCTTTTTTTATCTTCTAAGAAATCTGTGTTAGCAATTTTAACTGTAAGAAGATTAGTTCTCCCATTAAATCCAAAGAAGCTTAGACTTTGAGAGTAGTCACCTAAAGATACGATTGCTCCGTAGTAGATATCGCTTCCATCGGTGTAGTCAATAGTAGAGAATCCTGTAAAATTGGTCTCATTGCCATAATACAATCTGAGTAAGAATATGGCATTTGTTGAATCTTTACTTAATTTGTTTACAAGATCTGTGCTAAAACTAAGCAATACTTACACCTTCAGTAGATAGCGCAGGAAGCAATGTGTTTCTCACATAACCCTCATCAACGATACCGCCATTGATACTTACGTTTATCACATTACCAGACTGCCCTGTCTCATTCATATTCGCAAGATTATTTAAGCCTATAGACTGCACTGCGCTTTTTTGCATTACAAACTCACCAGGTTGTGCTAAGATTGGAACATTGCTTCCATTACCGCCAATTAATCCGCCATCGTGAAATTTGCCTCGCAAAATACCTATACTTTCTAAAATATCAAGACCTGCTTCACCTGCTGTTACATTGGGAAAGAAAAATCTTAAAAGCATAAGAGTTGCTTGTTGTGCAATAATTTGAGCAGCGATTGCCTTTATAGAAGCCACTACCGCCTCACCTAAGTTCTCTCCATGAACTACGGCATCGCTAATATTTTTTCCAAATTCTCTAAATATTGTTGCTGACTTCCTAATAGCATCCAAACGCTTTTTGTCTTTATCTTCAGGGTCTTCATCGTCACCTTCAGGTTTTGGTGGATCAGGAATTACAGGCGGTTTAGGGCGTGGCTTATCAGCTAATATATCTCTAATTTCTTCTATTTCTTTTAATTTAGCAAGTATAGAAGCAAGCTCTTCAACTTGGTCTCGACTCGCTTTAACATCATCTTTGTTGCTTTCAACTATTTCTTCAAGCTTTGAAGCTTTTCTAATCAAGTCTGCTCTTTCCCCTATAAGAGCCTTCTGCTTATTTGTAATAGAGAAAAATTCTTCCCTATTGTTTAAGAGTGTAACTCCCTTTTTTCTTTCTGCTAAATCAGCAATTTCTTTTTCAATTTCTTTCTGCTTTTCTGCTTTCTCAATAGATTTTACGACTAACTTTCCTTGTGTGATTGCTAAATTTTTTGATTCTTTTAAGGCAGTATTAAAAGCCTTCTGAGCTTCTTCTGTGGTTTTAAACTCAACATTATTCTCTTTTAAGGTTTTTTGCATATCTCTCAGCTCTATGTTCAGATTAAGTCTTTGAAGCTCTGCTATTTGCGTTGCTGTTCCTTCAAATTCTTTTAACTCTCTGATTGCTGTCTCAAGACTTGTCTCAGTTAAACCTCTAATAAATCTCTCAGCTCTTTCAGCTCCTGTTTTTAAACTTTCAAACAATGGTCGTATAACAGGCATAAGGCTATCACCAATAGAATCAGCTAATCTCGTAAAGGAGTCAATCATATTAGAGGTTAGTCCTGTAAAAGTTTTACTTAGCCTTTCGGATGATCCTGCAATCCCAACAACAGGATCTTGTATTGAAGTTATTAGAGCTTCTCTAAATTCAGGTAAGGTAGTCTTAGATAAATCTGCTAACCCTTGAGAGCTTTTTATAATATTAAGTATTCCACGCTCTCTTAAAATGTCAGCAGCGCCTGCGCCACCTGCAAAAGCACGGCCAAATGCATTAGCAGCTTCTACTGCGGTAGTACCCATAAATGCAGCTAAGTCTGTAATTGGAACAATTAAAGCATTAGCATCGGCTCCAAAAGCCTGAAGCTGCGCACCTGCATCCACAACGTCTTCAAGTGTAAATGGCGTAGTTGATGCTACTTTATTAAAATTATCAAAAGCTTTTTCTGCGTTTTCTACAGAACCTGTTAATCCCACTAGGCGTGTTTTTACAGCTTCAAATTTAGCAGAAACTCCAACAACCTTACCTATTGCAGCAGAAACACCTGCAAAAGCAAAACTTGCAAGTAAAAGATCGTTTCTAAGTCCACCAATCTCTCTACGAACACCCGATGCTTTTATTCTTAGGTTTCCAAGAGCTGAATTAGTTTTCTTTACATTTGTGTTGGCTTTTTGAGACTGAAACTTAAATTGTAATATCAGTTCATTTTTATCGACTGCCATTGTTCTTTTCCTTCATGCGTTTATCACAAGCGGTTAGTTCTTCATCTATAATCGAATAGACTACGAGACGATTCATGTCTGCCTCGTCTATGCATTTAGCAGGTGGGATATTAAACTTTTTTATGTAAGCATATTCTTGAATATCAAACTCAACTTCCTGATCCTTGAAGAATAATGGATTAGCAAAGTGAGGTATATTGTAATATAGATTCTGCCCTGGAGTGAACTTGCGCTTTTCATCTTCAGCCACAACACGATATACCTCTTCCCAAATCGTGGAAGAAGTATATGTAATTGGCTTGTTTAAGGTTGGCGAGTGTGCTGTATATTCGCCTTTAGTAGGTAGAAGGGATTCGCTAAAACCAAAATAAGTATACCAAGTATTAACTCGGTAGGCTAACTCTTTTTTTTAGATACGCCTTTATACTCTTGGTAAATCGCAGCAAGAATTTCATCAGTTTCTTCGTCTTTAAACTTACCAAGAGCTTCTTCAGGGTTTTTGAACGCTTTGTTCATTACCCAATCAAGAAGCTCGTAGTAGGCATCGGTATCGAGCTTATTATCCCAATACACTTTAATCTCTTTGCGGTGAAGCTCACGCCTATCTTTAAAATTAATAGGCTCTACTTCAAATTCACCTTTTTTGGTTTTTACAATCATTAAGCAATTATTCTTATCATATCACCTGAACTAGGAGCAAGAACCTTCATACTAACATCCAACATCATCGCTGCAGCTTCATTGAAAGCTACTGATGTTATCTTGCAGTTACTTGCCTGTACTCCGAATGTGGTAGCACTAGCAAATGTTGCATTGTTAGAAAGCTCTGTTGCAACTGTGGTTCCCTGCAAGAGAGAATCATGCATATCTGCTGTATTGTCATCATATTTCACAGTAGCGTCAATCGTAACACCAAATTCAGGAATCGATCTTGCGATTGCCTGTGGATCAGCGTCACTGCCTTGATAGCCTAAGTATTCAGATGGATTTTCCATATTTATTGATAGAGATTGTAATACACTGTCCGCTTTATTCGCAACAGTTTTCTTAGTATTCATTGTGGTAAGGTAGTAGTAAGTAGTGCCATAAGCTTTCTCTGCAGGTCTTGTACTGCCTACACTTGGCTTATATCCTGACTTAAATGTTCCACTTATTTTCATTCTGCCATTCTCAGTTCCCATGTCTCCATTGATTGTTAGTGAGGTTAGAGTAGCTCCTTCTATAATAATCGAATGGTCATTGCCTTCTTCTGGAGAATAGATAGCGACTGATAAAGTTTTTTCAATATCACTTGTGGCGTTATGCTCTAACTCTTCAGGAGTGTAAGAACTTATCAAGTCATATGCATTTACAACAGGATTTGATGAAAGCTGTTCTTTGTCAACAACAAACATATGCTCTAAAAGCAATGGTAGAACTGTAGAATCTGCTGTGCCTGAGAAGCTGACCTCATGCTGTACAGCTTTTTGGCTTGTATAGGCATCACTAACTTTAGCAACCCTGGCATCGCTAGACCTTACATCAAATACCTGAGTAGGATTAAATGATGGCATTTCAATAGAATCGATATTGATAAGTTGGTATGCAGGTTGAATTGTTATAGTCTGTCCTGCGGACTCAACAGTAAAGGTCGCATCTCCACAAGTTATAGTACCTGCTACTACCGCAGTTATTTTAAAAGTTCCATTATTTGCAGCGTTAGTAGCTCCACTGACTGTAATAAACATATCAACGCCATAATTTTTCGTTAAAAACGTAGCTGCAGCGTGTGTTATTGTCGTAGTAGTCGCAAACGCTATATCAGTTGCTGTTAGTGTTGTGGCTTTACCTGCTCCGATTTTACCCTCAGAACTAAAGCCTAATTTAAATTGTTTTGGGCTTAACGCCTGTCCATCGAGAGCCATAATTATTTACCTTTCTCTTTCTTAACTTTTTTAGGTTCTTTAAATTTTTCTACATATTCTTTACCTTTTTTAGGTATAGAATCTACATCCACCACTAATCCTGCATTTAGGTTATTCCAATCTTCAATGGAAAATCCCATAAATGAGCCATAGCTAGGTATTGGTTTTATCGCTTTTACTTTCATGATAATACTTCCTCTACTACACACGCAAAGGTTACATCTATGATTTTGTATTCAGGTAATTCTTCATTATCTACCTGGTACTCAATATTGGTAATGCGACCATCGTGCCATTTATAAGTTGAACTTGGACTGTAATCCGAGTTGTTTGCAATTAATCTTTTAAGTCTTTCAATCGTCTTAGTGACTGGGTCAAGCTCCGTATGTTTCCTATGATCTCCTGATGACTTGCGGAGAAATCTAATCAAAACAGTGTACTCTCTTACATCACTAGAGACTCTTTGTTCTAATAGTTCATCTGTCTGTGGTTGAAATACAAAAAAAGTATTTCCCCTAGCAATAACATCTAGGTCATAAAAAACAGGAACATCCGTAAATTCATCACCAATAATCTTATCTAGCGAATCCAGTACATTCTCTTTTATCGTATTGTTGTACGATATCATCTAACGACTTGACCGCTCTTTACTGTACCAGTTTCATTAGTGTGTCCACCCATAACGCTTATGCCCCATTCGTCTGCAGCCACATACACTCCTTCGCTAAATCTAATAGCTATACCATATGCAGCAGACTGAAACACGCCTGTTACCACTTCATTCTCTACAGTCTTTGTTCGCTTTAATCCAGTATCATCAGCAACATATACATCGTATTTTACAGGCGAAGAAGTGCCTGCAGCAAATGTACCACCTGTAGAAATAACCACACGAATATCATCGAACCTGGTCATTGGATGTGTAACGTTAGTAACATCAATAATCCCACCTGTTGTAGAAGCATCTAAGGATATCTGCCTAACCACACCCTGATTCTTATCAGGGGATGTATCCGAGTCTAATACAAACTCACCACGCTTTACTCTATCAAGAAGCCCTGTGCCTTCATCGTTCATTGCCATTCCTTCTACCTCACGACCTCTTTCAGGATCATAAGGCATGATGAGCTGACTGCAAGCTAATATCGCATTAGCTCTAATAATAACGAATGGATAATTTCTACCGCTTGCACCTTGGGCGTTTGAGTTGTTCACACGCATTATAGGTTTGCCGATGTAACTGCGGATCATATCAGCAGTTTCTTTTATGGTCTTCGTCTTTAAGTCATCCCAGTCTGTTCCTGCTTCCATAACTAAATCTGATACATCGGATGATGAAAATATATATACTACATCTTCTGATGAATCATAGAACCATTCTCCATCTGTATCCAAAGCTCCTAGGCTTGCTTGTTTATTACCTAGGTCTGCTCCACTTCTAAACAGTACATCAACGTAACCAGAATCATAAGCCTTGTAAACATTGGTTGCGTGTGTTACCCAATTACTAACCAAGAACTTTTGGTCATATTTATTTATATCAGGTATTATCGCCTGAAGATCTCCTTGCGTATTGCAGTATGCTTCAAAATATGTCATGCTTCTCCCATGTTCGGTGATTCAATTGCGTTTACATCTTCAAATATCAAATCAATTTCAGGTATATCAAGGTTATCAATAATAAGACAAAGCATTGCGAGTTTATCGGCATCCTCATTAGTTAACTTTCCTAAGAGATTTACCATTGATAAATCTTCATTAAGTTTCTTTATTGTTTTCGCATCTTGAAAAAACATCTTTAATTTTCTTGCTAAATCCATTACTTATTATCCTTTAGTCTACACCTACAGCACGTTTCCACCATCCAAAATAGAATCTTTCTTGAGATTCATCTTTGAATACGATTGCAGAATAAAAAAGGGTTCTAAATGCCTTAAAACGCTCTTTATTTATTCTTTTTGATTCTCTTATCGTATTCCTACCAATCTTGCCATCTACGGCTATTTTTGAGCCTCTAGTGGAGTTTACTGCTTTTTGTAGTATCTTTACTGCGTTTCCCTGCCCATGATTGACTACAGCATCAAAATAATCATCTCTTAAGCCATCAGGAAGCTTTTCTACTCTTGATGGATTCCAATAATCTTTTCTATATATTTCTAGTGCTTGGTCTAAGGTTAGGTTTTTTATATCCAACTGCGGATATGAGCGTTTAGAGATTCCGTACTTGGTCTCTCCACCCCTATCTGTAGGATCATCTACATATCCGCCTTCTCGCTTAAGAACATGAGGCACAATTTGTGCAAATGTTACTTTTTTGATAGGACATCCCCCATCACGTTTTCAAAGACACCATAGATAGCTTCAAGTATCTTTTCTTCAGTTTCCTCGTTTATGATTGGAATATTGATGTTCTTATTAAGCTCATCAATAATCTTCTCTTTGTTTTCACCATTGAAAAGATATTCCATTATCATTTTCTGTATCATACGAACCTCATTATTAGATTGATTGTTATTGGGATTGCGAAAATTCCAACCATACCGATTGTCTTTATTCGCACTAAACTTGACTCATGATCTGCAACCTTACCATTTAATTTTTCTAAATGATTGTCTATTGCTTTTAGTCTATGAAATATTTCTTCTTGTCTCGTATCAACCTTAATTAAAAGGCTCATCATCTCATCCCTATAATCTGACACTTTCACTTCTTCGCTCTTCTGCTCTGCTTTGAGCCTCTTCCATTACCAATTTTCGCCTCAATGTAATTTAACTGGTCTGTTACCTCATCATTGAGTTCTTGAAATTTATCTGTCATGACATTTTTAGCATCAATAAGCTTTACTATAATATCATGTAAATCATCAATCTTCTTATTCAATTCATTGGTCATCCACTTAAATGTCATCCAAAGGATACCTGCAGCTAATCCTGCAAAACCAATTTCTGTCCAATTCTCTATTCCCATTACCATTTAACCTTATCTGCCCAATAGGCTGCTGACATTTTACCTTTTGCTATGTTCTTAGCGTGACGAGCCTTAAAAGATCTGCGTCTTGCCTTTTGTGATTTTGTCTTTGGCTTCTTACCTGCACCTGAGACACCTTGTTGTCCAAATCGTATAAGCTTTACCTTACCACCAACTTTAGCTAACACCGCATGACTTTTCTTTGGATGGCTAGTAGTCTTCTTAGGTTTATTGTAGCCTGAAAATCTTTCACCTCGGTATGTGATTGCCATTACTTAGACCTTCTTTTAAACAAACTCTTTGGGATACGCTTACCTGCCTTATATAGCTTAGATACTTTTTTAATAGCACTAGCACGTCCAGATCTTTTACGACCCTTAAGTCCACTCAAGTACTTTTTAGGTAAACCTGACTTCTTATCTTTTGGTGCTTTTCTTCGTTTTGGCACGTTTTCTCCTTAAATCTGTATCATGCTTTCTACTACCCCTAAGAAAAGAGTTTACTCTACCCATAGCCCAGGATGCCATTGTTGTCTTTGGACGTGATCCTGCGGAAAGAAAAGCCCCTTGACCTCTTCTATAAACTTTAACCAATGTTCCATATGCTACTCTTTTTGCTCTCGCTTTTTTTTGCAAGTTTGCTTTTGTAGATGCACTTAGGGGCTTTCTCTTAATTGCCATTACTTCTTCTTCTTTTTATTCATCTTCTTGCGTTTTGGCGGTCTTCCTACCTTACTTCCGTAAGTTCCTTTTCCTTTAGGCATTCCATGGTCTCCCTGTTGCTTTTGTTGGTGTTTCTTGTTCTGTAATTTGTGCATCTAAACCTGCTTCAATCTCTGCGAGCCTATCTGCACCTATTTTAGCTTCTACCCATCCTTGTGCATCTTCTTCTGTAATATCGGCATAAGCTGTGAAGTTTTCAGAGTCTGGAGCATCTAAGCCTATAGTACCGATGCTTGATGCAGAGTAGGTTTTAGCATCATCACCTTCGCCTACTGTTTTATTTTTAATAAACGAATAGTGAACTGTCTTACAAACGTCAGACAATCCATCTTCACTTATCGCCCTATCAATAGTGTTAATCTTCGTTATCATCTTTTAATCCTTTACTTAGCGCATCGATGAACGCCTGTCTGCCAAACTGAAGTTGTTGTACATTAAACGATGCAGTTTCAATCTTTCTATTTAAGTCTGCAATGTGAGATACCACTACCTTCTGATCATCATCCATTGAGTCGATCTCGTACTCTTTACCATCAAGATTTAAAACTGGCTTGTTTTCTCTATTTTGTTTTTTTGCCATTTTATTTCCTTATCTTCTTTTTAATCCTAATTTTTCCATTAGGGTTTTGTTTTCTTCTTCAAGTTTCTGTATATGCTGCGATTCCATTCCTTCAACACTCGCACTTAACACAGTAACTTTATTTTGTAAATCTTCAATTTTTCTTTGATGCTCTGCAAATTGCATTTGAGCTTGATACCAAGAGCCAGTAACTACCATAATTAAGAAACCTACTTTTATTAACATAGCTACACTTAAACTAATAGTGCTGTCTGTATTAATTGCGTTTGCCACTTCTTAATCTTTCTACTTCTCTTTCAAGAACTGTAATCTTTTCGTTCTGTCTTATATCAGCAGGGATCTCAGCGTTCTGACTTTCTTTAGCATCTTCTTCAATAGTTGCAATATGTTCTTCATTCATTTTAACTTGATACTCAAGAAAAGATATACGACCATTTAACTCACCATAACCCCATACCATTGCACCAATTATTCCTACTGCTTGAAAAAGCATAGGCAAGCTAATATTAAGACTTGAATCTTGTCCTATTGGTTTAGTCATTCTTTATTCTCTGTTGGTTTTGGCTTTGGCTTTCTATTAACAACTATTCTTTTTCTATATACAGGCTTAATAAATTGGTCGTGATCCCAATACCTATAATCATTAGTATTCCAACCTATAGCCAATGAATTAGGATAGTATCTATATCCTTGAAAATCTGACCTATACACTTTAACCACTTGTGTGCTATCAGTATATGTAATTATTTGTGAAGGTACAGGTTCACCTACATCTCCACTAATGATGTATCCAAAGAAAAGACCTACAATAAATTCAATCATTAGTTACTACCATTGTTAATTCTTTGAGCGTCTATATAAAGTTCATTATATATACCCAAGCTATCTGCTTTCCAAATTACTTTACGCATTAAGCTATCTATCTCAAACATTTCTTGTGATAGCTCTTCTCGTGTCTTACCTATATAGTAATCTTGACATCTAAAGATACTTACCATAAATGCTATTGCAAAACCAAGTATTACCATAGCGTTTAGTATCTTACTAGCATCTGCCCATTGGTTTAGTTTTTTACGCATTTTCTAACGCTTCTACTTTTGCTGTTAGTTCTTGTACTGCTTTAACAAGCAATGGCACAAGTTTTGATTGGTCAATGCTTTGCGATACAATATTACCATCATCATCTACTGCATCTTTTTCTCCAATTATTGCTTCTGGTACTATATCTGAAACTTCGTGTGCAAAGAAACCATCAACAGTTGTGTCTTTATCTGCTTTAAAATTAAACCTGTAAGGCTTTAGTTGATTTAACCTTGTTAATCCATCAGATATTACAACTTCGTTTTCTTTTAGTCTGTAATCTGAAGAAGTAGTAAAAGATGTGCCACTTCCACTTGTAGTAATTGCACCTACTTGTCCATTCCCATTATAAAATCTTTGCAAATCGTATGAACTTGTATATGCTCCACAATTTAAAGCTAAACCTATACTACCAAAAGCACCACCAAGTGACCAAAATAATTTATTACCTTGTGCAGATAAATCTTGAGATGCACTTAAACCTGAGTTATCTCCACCATTTAATTGACCATTTTGCACAAGCCTCATTTGTTCGACATCATTAATAGTCCATCTAAAATCTACTCCTGAACCACCAGTTGTGCCTGGGTCTACTCTAAAAATTAAACCATCGCCATTATTGCATATTTCATTATAATAAGAATATCCACTATTATTAAATCTTATACCATCTGTATTAGATGCCCCATTCAAATCAAGTATTCTTGCTGGACTTGAAGTTCCTATACCAACTTTTCCATCATTAGTAAAAGTTGCTACTGCTGTTGTAGTATCGGCATTAAATATACCAAATTTACCACCAGCAAAACTTCCACCACTACCACCAGAAATTAAGTACCATTTATCACCATTAGTTGAAGTATTATCTAAAGATAATATGGTTTCTCCACTACTTCCTGTAAATTGAGAAACAATAGCCTCTGAAGAAGCAAGGTCAAGTTTATATGCAGGACTTGTTGTACCAATACCTACGTTGCCAGAGCTGTCTATGTACATAGCAGTTGAATTGTTAGGTTTAAACTCGATAAAACTATCAGTGTCTATAATTAGACCTGTACTGCTTAATTGTAAAAATGCTCTTAATGTTCCTGCTGTATTATGA